ACACTGTTTCTGTAACTATGAAGTTCACGATCGAAGAATGTTGTGTTTAACCCAGCACCAATCTCGAAAGAGAGGCGTGTAGTACACTTCAATCTTGCCGCCCTTAGCTTTTGGATGATATCCACATAGCTCTGGGCGGGATCTAGTGACTCCCAACAAAAGTCAGGAATACTTTTATCACTCGCCGATTTACTAACATACCAGTTGACTATAGCCAACTCCATTGGAGAAAGCTCGTCATCTGGAATATCGATCTCAGAGGATATTGCGTCAATGGCCCTTTTTGACTCCAAGATGGAGCTACTCAATAGGCAAAACCAGTACTCTTCGCTATCTGTAACCAAGTGGTAAAACTCGGCCTCTTCCTCATTCAAAAGGGTTTCTTCCTGAAGAAAACATTTAAGTGCGGTAGCTAATTCCAGTGAGTGCGAATCATCGTAAAGCACCTTATGACAAATTAGTGATTTCCAAAATGTAATGAATTCCCAAGGTTTAAATCTCGATGAACCATTCTGTCTTTTTAGGGACAGCAAATCGTGGAAAAGTCTGGGCATATTAATAATGGCACCGCGCTCCTCCAAGTGAAGAAGCAACGATTTGACTCCCATCAGGTCATCCCTGATAGACAGGCACAATTTAGCAGAAATCCTTGAGACGTCGGAACCGAAATTGATGTTCCTAGAGACGTATTCGCAGACCAAATTTTCATTGGAGGCTATCTTGGACTTCTTATGATTCACTGGAACTCCCAAAAGCTCAAAAAGCTTAGGGATCTCTCCTTTAGGATCGAAGGCGAAAAGGTCATCTCCGACTGCGGATCGTGGATATTTGAACTGAGTCAATTTCTCACCGTACTTAGAGACGTACATGTACTTTATAAGCAACATGGAAGTCAATGATGCGATTTGGAACGAACCTCGGGTTCCCATTCCCTGACCTACTGAATACTTGATCATTTTCTGTTGAGTCCCGAGTTTCCAAGGGCATTTAACGACCAATGATTCCCAGTGTTCGGCAATTTTACTGCCAAACAACTCTCCAACAACCATCGTCTGAAGACTCGCCGGTAAACGGTCTGTCCAAGAGCTCAGGTCATAGGAGTTTACATCGGCTTTTAATTGCTTCTGTAATTTAATGAATCCTGCTTTATGACTA